AAGATATTCGAAAGGAATTAAAACCAACGACCACACATTAACAGATGTATTTTCAGCCTATGAATGTAATAGAGAAACTCAATTCGTAGAAGCCTTTTTTGGCAAAGAAGAAATGAACACTGTAATCGAAGCATGTGGTTTATCCAGCATTGAAGATATAGACAGAAAATTAGAAACACCTATCACAATTGGAATGGCAACCAAAAGAGCTGATCTTACGTTTGAAGACGAAGGACAGATGTATTATTTTGAAGTGATGAGTCAATCTCAAAAGGGTAAATGGGACAATGATCACCATGAACAGTTCTATCTTAAATCCAATAGACTTAAACAGGATTACGAACAAGTATATTCATTTGCAATTGCGTTTAAAGAATTCGATGCACCCTATCTTAATGAATTTTCTAAGATGGAAGATTCTTATGCTATACATCTAAGGTTCAATGATCAAGGTTATTTTGCAGATGTATATGGAATAGAAGAAAAGAAGGAAAAGGTTTCAGTTAAACTCGCTTCGCTTGAAGAGCTTGGTTTAAAATGGATGAAAGTCGCTTCATCTGAAATGGGATTCAAAAATAGAAAAGAATTACCACACCGCAGTAGATACCTTTATATTGGAAAGGCTTATACTGGTTCTAGATTGGGTATAGAATGGGTTATTAATCAAAAGAACCATGACCTTGGAATTAAAATATCAGGATATTTAGTTAAAGATCATGGACTTACTAGAATCATAGATGAAACAGGAAAGATAATTGATAGTATAAAATCTAAAGTTCCAGGTTTTGAATTCGTAAAAGAAAGCACAGGTGCAAATGATAAAACAATTTCATTTAAATTTGATAACACTGATTTCTCAGAAGAAAATGTAAAGCTGCTAAAGGATATCACAGTTGCTTTCGCCGAAGAATTAGGAATAGAAAACTTACTAAAATAAAACAAAGATGAGCAAAGAAGACGTAAAGGTATTGGTTAATCTACTAACCAATGCAGCAGATGAAATTAAGTATGCAAACATGGACCACGAAACACAATTCGCGTATAACGAAGGAATTGAAGATCTAATAATTCTAGTAGAATCAAAATTAGAAAAATTAGCCGTAAACAAAACGCATATATAGAGTATAATAATTAAACACATTCTTATGAAAAGTATCTTAGAAGAAGCAAACGAAATTGTAAACAACAGGAGTGAAGAAGCGGATCGTAATTACGGTCCTTTTTCAGAAGGCATGGACAGAGCTGCCCTAATATTTAAAGGTATGACAGGCCATGATGTAAGTGGCGCTGATATGTTTAAAGCATTAGTTGCTCTTAAGTTTTCAAGAGAAAGTTACAATCATAAAAGAGATAATCTCTTAGATGCAGTAGCATACATTCAAGGTTTAGATAATTACGAAAACGGAAAATAAATGAAAGTACAGGTAAGAAGAACCGAGTATCGATATATTGCCGAAGCAACTCCTATCGTAACATTAGACACTGAAAAATTCCCTAATTATAAAGGAGCAACCGAAGAAGAATTCGTTCAATACTTAGCAGAAAACTATTGGGAGCTGGAAGGAATGGACGAATTAGTAGGAACTGATATCGGGGTAAATGACGAAGAAACACATAACGCATTAGGAGATTTAGTCTATTCCGAAATGGACGTATATTCTGATTCATCTGAAAAAGGATATGAAGGAGAAATACAAATAGGAGAAGAAGACCAATCATACAGAAAACATGGAGGATTTAACATAAAACACGGATCACAAATATGAAAATAGCATTAGTATTAGCAAAAGGAGTTGAAGGTTGTGGACTCACAAGACACACAATCGAATTTTATAATTGGCTTATAAAAGAAGGCCATGATGCCACGATTTATGCAGCGGTAGAAAAGAAATGGCCTCGCCATAAAACTACAGATATTGTTTGCACTGAATTTAAAAGAAAGGATATTCCTAATATCGCTAAAGAACTTGAAAAAAGTGATGTAGTATATTACACATCGTATCCGCATAAATCAGTAGGAGATGAATTCAACGAAGATTTTATTGAGCACTGTATTTATGGTTTAGAAAATCCTATTAAAATAGGAAACTGCTTAGATCATAACACTGCAAACTTAGCAAAGAATTATAAGTATTGGGAAATCATGAAATCAATGGACGCTATGTTCAACTATTCTGCAAGATCTAATTTTGCAAATAAATTAAGAGAACATGCACCTGATACTCCATTAATCGAAATGAATCTTAATCCTTATGACTATGATGCATGGTCTAATATTGTGGTTCCAGTTGAAGAACAAGAAAGAAGAACTACATACTTTGGAAGATTTGCTGGATTTAAAGATCCTTTTAGAATGTTCGATATTATGGAACTATTGAAAGGTAATAATTTCGTAACAGAATGTAGAGGAGTTGAAAGATCTATTGGAGCTCTTCCTATGTTTTTACAAGAAGATAGAAAAACTCTAAGAGAAGATATCTTTGAAGTTCATGAAATCAAAAACCCTGTTACATATCCACAAGTCGAAGACAGAATGTATATGTATGGGCCTTATAATTTAGCAGAAGGAATGGCAGAACTTGGAAAATCAATGTTCGGTGCAGAATTCTTTAACTTACCAGAAAGACTCTATGGTTCAATGATTGAATATGCAATGTGTGAGGTTATTGCAGCGGGAACTATACCACTATTTGACAAACACTGGGGAACTCACGTTATTCACAGAACAGAAGGAGTTCCTTTCATAGAACTTGAAGATTTTGCAATCTTCGTAGACAAAGAAGATATTGCAGCTTCTATTCCACAGATTTTAGAATTAGCAAACAATAACGAAAGAAGAGAAGAGTTTAGAAAAAACTCTTTAAGATTAGCTAAATTACACAACGCGCCAGAAGTTGTTAACAATGATCTCTTTGAAGCTATTAACAATGTTAATAAAAGATCAGTAGAAAAACCAGTAGAATTAAAAACAGATTCATTATTTTAAGTAGAATAATAAGTAACATTAAAAAGTAGCGAAAAAATGGCAAACATTGACAACGAATGTAAAGATCTAGAAGTAAAAGATTTTTACGACCAATCAACAACACACTTAGCAGATATCATGGAAAACCAAAAGAAGATGCAAGAGCAGACTTATGGTTTTAACTTTGATAATATGACAATCCGAGAAATTATGGATTTCTGGCACTGTAACACACATGCAGTAGTTGACGAAATTCATGAAATGACAGATGCTCTAGGCGGTATTAAAGACGGAAGTGGTAATGCAGTATGGAAATACTGGAAAAAAGACTTCACTAAGTATGATAAGTTAAAAATTTCTGACATGTCCGAAGGCGACAAAAAAGAATTGTATATGGAATGGGTAGACATTCTACACTTCTTTATTAATTACGCCGCTTCAATTGGGCTAGATGCTAAAACAGCATACAACTACTACTTCGCAAAAGCAGAAGAGAATGTTAACCGTCAGAAAAATAACTATTAATGATATTAGATATTGAACAGAGAGACAGGGATGTTATCATCTCTTACTACGACACCGAAGGTAAAGTAGCATTTAAACAATATCCAATTTCACAGTATCAGAACTGGTATGTATGTAATGATAATGATAAAGGCAGAAGTCTAGATCATAAAAACTGGGATGGCAGATCAGTCAAACTAGGAAGTGCAAGAAGATATAATAAGTTTTCTTTAACTTATTTCTTAGATTCATTACCCGCAAAGGATAAAGAAGAAATCTTTGCATACAATATGCCTAAAACATACTTCGTCGATATTGAAACTGAAATCGTAGATGGCTTTCCAAAAGCTGAAGAAGCTAAAAGTAGAATCCTATCATTTTCCATAATTACACCAGAACATAAAGCTATTGTATTAGGATTGGAAGATATGGATTCTAAAAGCATCCAAAAAATTGAAGACGATACTAATAAGTATTTCAAAGACTTTGATCAGGATTGGGAATTCAAATATCAGAAATTCGAGTCAGAATATGACATGGTCTATACGTTCTTAATGAAGTTCCTACCTAAGTTTCCAATGATGACAGGCTGGAACTTTATTAATTATGATTGGCAATATATTGTAAACAGATGTAAAAGATTACAAATTGATATTGCTGAAGTTTCTATGACACAATCTTTGGATAGAAATGACAGCAGACCCTTACATATTGGAATCTTAGATTACATGCAATTATATGATAAGTATGATAGAAGTGTAAAGGTAAAAGAATCTAATGCACTTGATTATGTCTCAGGTCAAGTTCTTAATGTTAACAAGATTAAATTTACAGGATCTCTACAGGATTTATATAGGGATGATTTTGTAAAATACATTTACTACAATGTAGTCGATTCCGTATTGGTTTATTATATAGATCAAAAGTTGAAATCGATGGAAGTTCTTTTAACCTTGGCAAACATCACAAAGATGCCTCTATATAAAGCAGCATCGCCAGTGGCAGTTACAGAATCTCTGATTGCACGAAAATTATCAGAAGAAGGTAAACGAATTGGATCTGAAAAGAAGGAAGACAGTGAAAAGAATGCACAATATGCCGGTGCTTATGTAAAAGAACCCATTACTGGATATTATGCAGGTGTAAGTGCATTTGACTTTGCATCACTATATCCTTCTATAATGAGACAATTTAATATTTCACCTGACGCCTTTGTTGAAAAGGTAGCAAAGCATGAAGTCGCTGAGCGAAGAAAGGATAAAGAAGTAATCGTTTGTGAAAACGGAGTAGTCTATAAACAAGAGACTTCAATGTTAAAGAAAATTCTAGGAGATTTATATGATCAGCGTAAAGATTATAAACAAACCTCATACGAATATTTCACTAAAGCCGACAGACTTAAAAAAAGATTAAGATAATCTTTTTGTCTCGAGAGGCAGTCCATTATTCTACATGAATATATAGACTACTAACGAGACCAATCTGTTACCAGTTGGTCTTTTGTAGACTTTAGGAACTAGTTAAAAAATTTAAGAAAACATAATTTATGAAACCATCAATATTTAAAGAAAGAATAGAATACAAACCGTTTGAATATCCAGTATATTATACTGAAGGATGGTTAAAACAAGCACAGGCGTTTTGGTTACATACCGAAATTTCAATGCAAGGCGATGTCAAGGATTGGAATGAAACACTTACAGATTCTGAAAAGAATTTAGTTGGAAATATTCTTTTGGGGTTTGCACAAACTGAATGTGCAGTTTCAGATTATTGGACAGGGATGGTTACTGATTGGTTTCCTAAATGGGAAATCAAACACATGGCAATGTTGTTTGGTTCTCAAGAAACTATTCATGCAACCGCTTACTCTTATTTAAATGAAACATTAGGCCTTGAAGATTTTGAAGCATTCTTACATGAACCAACAACAGCAGAAAGATTCGATTATTTAATGAATACAGAAGCAGAATATACTCATGAAGACCTTTTGAAAAATCCAACAGCTAGGAAGGATGTTGCTAGATCTTTAGCAATATTCAGTGCATTTGGAGAAGGAGTTGCATTATACTCTTCATTCGCCGTTCTTTATTCTTTTCAAATGAGAAATAAACTTAAGGGAATCGGACAACAAATGAAGTGGTCAGTTAGGGATGAATCTCTTCATTCAAAAATGGGTTGTCAATTATTTAACCACATGTGCGAAGAATATACTGATCTTAGAGATTCAGTTCAATCTCAAGTAGAAGAAGCAGCTAAGTTAATGGTTGAAATGGAAATGAAGTTTATTGATAAGATGTTTGAAATGGGAGATTTAGAAAATCTTAAGAAAGAAGATCTTAAAGAATTTATTAAGAAAAGAGCTAATGAAAAATTAGCAGAAATAGGATATCAATCTATCTTTGAATACAATGAAGAAAGTGCTTCAGAATTAGATTGGTTCTATCACTTAACAGGTGGACATACACATACGGATTTCTTTGCAGTAAGACCTACTGATTATTCTAAAGCAGGCGAAGATGAAAACTGGGATGAAGACGATTTGTTTTCATAACAAATCAATAATTCTAATATAAAATATATGATGATAAGAAATTACAACGACGCACCAAACCCCGAATACAATGAAAAGGGAAAAGAAAGAAACTTCGGAGAATCTGAAGGATGGAAATTAGGAGTAGACTTCCCAGTATGGGCTAATACTGAAGTTTATGTAAAAACTGTTTCTAAGGGATATTTACTAGAAGGAGAAACTCCAAAGGATGCATACTGGAGAGTATCGACAACAGTTGCACAAAGATTAAGAAAGCCAGAATTAGCAAGTAAATTCTTTGATTATATGTGGAAAGGATGGTTAAATCTTGCAACTCCAGTTTTTTCAAACACGGGTTCAGAAAGAGGTCTTCCAATTTCATGTTTCGGTATAGATGTAGCAGATTCAATTCACGATATAGGTTCAAAGAATTTAGAATTAATGTTACTTGCTAAACATGGAGGCGGTGTTGGTATCGGAGTAAATCAGATAAGACCGGCAGGAGCAACCATTACAGGAAACGGAACTTCAGACGGAGTAGTTCCATTTATAAAAATTTATGATTCTACTATTTTAGCAACTAATCAAGGTTCAGTAAGAAGAGGTGCAGCGTCAGTCAATATAGATATAGAACATGATGATTTTTGGGAATGGTTAGAGGTTAGAGAACCTAAGGGTGATGTAAATAGACAATGTTTAAACGTACATCAATGTATCGTAGTATCTGACGGGTTTATGCAAAAGATCGAGGCTGGAGATAAAGAAGCTCGTAAAAGATGGGCCGCTGTGATTAGAAAAAGAAGAGCAACAGGAGAACCTTATATAATGTTTAAGGGTAATATCAATAGAATGAATCCGGATGCGTATAAGCAAAATGGTTTAAAGGTTTATATGACTAACATCTGTTCTGAGATTACTTTACACACCGATGAAAATCATTCATTTGTATGTTGTTTATCTTCTGTGAATCTTAAAAGATATGAAGAATGGAAAGATACTGATTTAATCTATACTGCAACTTACTTTTTAGATGGAGTTCTTCAGGAGTTTATTCATAGAGCGAAATATATGAGAGGCTTTGAAAATGCAGTAAGATCCGCTGAAAAGGGTAGAGCATTAGGTTTAGGAGTTCTCGGATGGCATACTTATTTACAAGATAGAAATATTCCATTCGATTCTTTGACAGCTCAATTTGAAACTAGAAAGATATTTTCTCAAATCAAAGTAGAAAGTGAAAGAGCAAGTAGAGATTTAGCTACAGAATTTGGAGAACCTCTTTGGTGTGTAGGAACTGGAATGAGAAACACACACTTAAGAGCAATTGCTCCTACTGTTTCTAATTCTAAATTAGCAGGAAATGTTTCACCAGGCATTGAACCATGGGCAGCAAATGTATTTACTGAACAAACTGCAAAAGGAACTTTTATTAGAAAGAACCCTGCACTTGAAAATATGTTAACTAAGATCAAGCAAAATAAGAAAACAGTATGGGACAAAATACTAGAAGACGGTGGTTCAGTTCAAGGCGTTGATGTATTAGGAGAATATTGGGTAAAGGAAGGAAGTAGTGATGCCCCGATTAAGCAAGCCACTTATGACAAATTAACAGATCACGAAAAGGATCTTTATATTTCTGTTAAAGATGTATTTAGAACCTTTAAAGAAATTAATCAAATGGAATTAGTTAAACAAGCTGGTGTAAGACAACAATATATTGATCAAGCAGTTTCATTAAATTTAGCTTTTCCTACACAGGCTGAACCTAAATATATTAATCAAGTTCATTTAGAAGCTTATAAGCAGGGAATAAAAACTCTTTATTATATGAGAACAGAATCTGTATTAAGAGGAGACATCGCACAGCGAGCAATGGAAGATTGTTTAGCATGTGATGGATAAGATTAGTTGTGGTTAAGTCCACTTCTTAGGACCGAGATAGTTCTCGGATCGAGGCCAGGAGTTCGCTACTTCCTGGCCTCACTTTTTTTACTGAAACTATTTGTGATTTTTGTGTAGAATAATAAACAAATAAAAATTATACATTCATGAAAATTTCAATCAGTAAGGTCGATTCAAACAACTTCATCGGCTTCGTTAATAGACTTAAAGTAATTGATTCTTTTGTCTATTTTAAATTAAAAGATGGTGTCGTACAGGCATCCGCTTATTTACCACAAAGAGATGCTGTTAAGCATCACAGAATGCCGATTTCTCAAGTTTTTCAAATCGAAGATGGTGAAATCTCTACAGACAAAGAATTAAAGATTGCATTCTTTGACGCTTCTAAAATAACAGATGCATTCAAACAATTTGACTATGATGCTATTTCAGCTGAAATCGAATTCGTTGAAAACGAAGAAGATTGTGTTGCAACTACATTCAAAATATTTAATGATGAATTAGAAATTACACTTGCATGTTCAGAGCCATCTTTAGGTTATAAAGATCTAACTGATGCACAGATTCAAGGTATCTTTAACACCGAAGCTTCTACTTTTAAATTCGATTTAGATTACACTTCACTTGCAAAGGTAAGAAACCTATTCTCTTTAGATAAAGAAGAAACGTTCTCAATAAATGCAAACGGAAATGGTGTAAAGCTTTTAGGAAAAACCTACAACATGTTAGTAACACCAGATTATGACGGTGAATCAGGAACTAACGTTACATTATTCAAAAAATATCTTAACCTTTTAGATAAAGAAGATTACACTGCCCATGTATTAGACAATAGAGTAGTTCTTAGATCTAATGATTCAGAAACTTTGCTAACGATTGCAACTTGCCAAACAGCAGAGTAATTTATGGATATAAACACACTAATTAACAAGCCCGAAGACGACCTTACACGGGATGAAATGCAAACCTTGGCGGATCACTATCAAACAATGTCCGCCAAGTTTACTGCATACGAACAGGCCGTTAAAGTAACTCTTAACTCGATCTATGGTGCATTTGGTAATAAGTGGTTTCACTTTTTTAATATAGACATTGCAGAATCTATTACACTACAAGGACAGAATGCAATTCTATATTCTGAAAAGATTCTTAATAAATATTTTCAAGAGTTTTGGCCTAAAGATACTGTGGTCCATGAACATTTCAATATTTCTATTAAGAATAAATTAGTAAGACCTTCCGTGGTTTATATTGATACAGATTCATGTTACGTTCAGTTTGAAGAAATGTATGAATCTATTGAATGGCTAGGAGATAATAAACTACCAATTGATAAGTTTATTATGGAATTATATACGTTCAGAATCAAAGACTATATCACGAAATGTATGGCAAAGTATGCCGAAGTTACGAACACAGACAACTTTTTATATTTCGATTTAGAAACAATTGCATATTCAGGAATATGGTTAGCTAAAAAGAAATATTTACAAGACATTGCATGGGAAGATAAGCTCGAAGTAGACGATAGATACCCTTCTCTTAAGAAGATTAAGACGATTGGATTTGATACTATTCAATCTTCTACTCCTACATTAGCAAGAAAGCATTTGACTGAAGCTCTTAAATTGATTTTATCTGAAAAGCCAACTGCAGAGATGTTAAGTAGATTAGTTTCTTTTTTGAAAACGGCAAAGAAAGAGTTTAAGATGTCTAATGTTGATGAAATAGCTTTCAATAAAAGAACTAATAATATTGAAAAATACATTGTAGATGATACGATAGAATTTCAATATGGTTTAAAATGTCCTCCGAACGTCAAGGCAGCAGGATTCTATAACTTCTTAATGAATCAGAATCCAAAATATAAAAACAAGTATAAAATGATTGGTAATGGCGAAAAGCTAAAATTATATCATTGTAAACATAATGTATGTGAAATGTATGCATATCAACCAGGTGCCCATCCTTATGAAATTGCACCACAGGTAGATTATGAAACACAATTTGAAAAATCTGTAATAGATCCTATCAATAGAGTATTATCTTCAGTAGGTCTTCAGAGACTAAACAGAAATCTAATATATTCATCTTCATTATTCTAAAAATAAACAAAATGGATTTTAAAAGTAAAATAATAGAATTGGTTGAACAAACCCCTAATAATTATGAATTAGGAGATAAGGTAAGAAAAATGATTTGGCCTTTAATTTTTAAAGAAAAAACAATTTCAAATGATCCTAAACAAATTAGTATCTTTGACGAAATAGAAGAAAGAAAAAACAATGCTTGATCCAAATAATCTTACGGAAGAACAGAATGTATTTGTTGCAAAATACAAAACACTCTATACTAGGTTAGTTTCTCTTCAAGAAAAAATGGATTCTATGAAAAAGGAATCCGATGTTCTTATTAAAGAACTCGAAACACTAAGAAAACAAGAAAAAAACATATTTAAAAATGGCAAAAAATAAAGACTTTACATTCGACGATTTAAATAAGCAATTAGCTGATTTAAATCCATTAGGATCTATCATGGAAACTTCAAACTTTTCAAAGGTAACAGATTGGATTCACACAGGAAATTATCATTTGAACGCATGTGTATCAGGTTCATTATTTAAAGGATGGCCAAACAATAGATCATCATCTATCGCTGGTCCTTCAGGAACAGGTAAAACATTCTTAATGTTAAACACAGTTAGAGAAGCTATTGATAAAGGATATAGTGTAATTTATTATGATTCTGAAGCAGCCGTTGATAAGGAACAAATGGAAAAGTTTGGAATTGATACTTCCAAAGTAAATTACCAACCTACAAATACAGTTCAAGATTTTAGAACTTCTGTAACTACAATTACTAAGAAAATGCAAGATGCTAAAAGAGCAGGTGGTGAAGTTCCTAAAGTAATGATTATTTTAGATTCAGCCGGTAACTTAGCGACTGCGAAAGAAATAGCAGATGCAGCAAGTGGTTCTGACAAATCAGATATGACTAGATCTAAGGTTTTAAAATCTATCTTTAGAATTATAATGACTCCATTAGCAGATCTTAAAATACCTTTCTTATTTACAAACCATACATACCAATCTCAATCCTTTATTCCAATGCAAATCGCAGGTGGTGGAACAGGACCACAGTATGCAGCATCAATTGTACTGATGTTAAACAAGGCTCAATTAAAGGACGGAGCTGAAAAAGTAGGTATTATAGTTACGGCTAAACCTGATAAAAATAGATTTGCAAAGCCACATCCTATTAAGTTTCACTTAAACTTTACAGAAGGTATGAATCCTTATGTTGGATTAGAACAATATGCTACATGGGATATTTGTGGAATTACTAGAGGAAATATTGTAAAAGGAGAAAAGATTCCAAAGGCAACAGCAAGAACATGGATATGTAAACACCTAGATCATACTGTTGCGAATAAAGATTTCTTTTCTGAAATGGTATTTACACAAACCGTACTAGAGCAAATCGAATCGCACATTCAACCTTTGTTTAATTACAACACTGAAATTTCTGAAATTGACGTAGAAGAAATGTTAGAAGATAGTGAAGCATAATGAAGTTGAACATAAACAAGATAAACGAAGATAAGCTTCCAATTAAATATATTCTAGGAATACAAGAAGAATTAGAATCTTTTCCCGATGCATTTGACATTATGCATATATTTATAACTAGAGCAGTGAGACAGCCTGACAGACAAAAGGCGTCTTTCACCAAACATGCTCTCAATAAATATTTCGCAAAGGGGAAAAATGAAAATGTAGAATCCGGATTAAATGAAGCAATTGGTATGGGACTAATAGAACAAACCAATTCGAACGAAGGTAAAGAAGCTTATAAAATATTAATTAACCCATTCCTATGATAACAATTAGAGACAACTTTATTAAAGATGAAAAACTCCTCAGAGATATTGCAAATGATAACACATTTTTTGCAGATCCAGGTGTTTATTACTGGTGGAAAGGATGGTTCAACGAAGAACCAGGCCATGAACCTACAGTAAAACAAAGGCTTATATCAGCTATTTGGGCAAATGATTGCCCAATATCTGAAGTATGGGATATAGCAGGATTTGAATATTGGACAGGTATTCAGTCTGCTAATCCTACATTAGGACATAAGGACAATTTAGGATTTCATTTTGATAAAGATGAATCTTGGTTCAAGAAAACCAACGGAGAAGAAATAGTAAGACCTGTAATAGGCACTGTATATTATCCGCCACAGCCTGAGTTTGAAGGAGGAGAATTAATAGTTCATACTGCAGGAAAGGATAAAGCGCCTGATGTAATTCAAACCCGACCTAATAGATTAATTATATTTAGAGCAGGTGATGATGTCCATGCAGTCGATACGGTTACTAAGGGAACTAGAAAGGCAATTGCAATTAATTTATGGTCAGATGTACCTTTTGCAAAAACAAATGGTGATTTAGTGGTAGAACAAGTATAAAAACTATAATATGAAATTTGGACCTGATTTTGAAAAAATATTCTTTAAATTATCTTTACAGAAACCCAAGTATCTAGGAAATATTAAACGAGGATTCTACACCTCAGAAGATATTGACTTAATACACTTCCTTGCTACTAAGTTCTATGATAAGTTTCATGAAACTCCTTCTAACGAGCAAATGAAACTGCTTATTAAGAATGATAAGATTTCAGGAAAGGTTGAAGAGTCTATTATAGATATTGTATATAATGTAGACCTTGACCAATATGACGAAGAATGGTTAACTTCTACAGCCGAAGCATGGATTAAATGGCGTAACTTTGATAATACTCTTATAGATACTATCGAGTATATTAAAACAACTGAAGTAACACCGGATAATGCAGACTCGATCATCTCTAAGGTTAAAACTTTAATTAATGATAGAAACTCTATCGTATTTAACTCTGACCTAGGATTAGACTTCTTTAAACCAGAGGATCACTCTTTCGAAGATGCCGTTAAAGTATCTACAGGATATAACTTTTTAGATCGAGCCTTAAATGGTGGTTATGATAAAGATGGTTCTTTAGTTGTTTATGTAGGTGAACAGAATATCGGTAAATCAATTTACCTTGCTAACGATGCCGCTAATTTTGTAAAGATGGGAACAAACACTGCGGTAATCACTGCAGAAATGTCAGCTATTAAATTTATGAAAAGAATCGGTTCTAATTTACTAAGCATAAATATTTCAGACTACGAAGAAAAATCTAAAAATTCTGATTTGATCAAAAGAAAATTAGAAACAGTAGGAGACGGCTTTACTCCCCCTGGTCAATTATTTGTAAAACAATTTCCAACATCACAGGCGACTGTTCCAGATATTGAAGCATACTTAAAGCAAATTGAAGAAGAAAGAAAAATAAAACTAGGTGCAGTAGTTATTGACTATATTAATATTCTTTCTAATTTTAGAAATCCTAATTCTGAAAACACATATCTTAAGATCAAGCAGATTGCAGAAGATCTTAGAGCAATGGGTGTAAGAAACGGATGGCTAATTGTAACAGCAACACAGATTACAAGAAACGGTTATAATTCAAGCGATATCACAATGACAGATGTTGCAGAATCAGCAGGTCTATCACATACTGCAGATATTATGCTTGGTATTATACAAGACGATATGATGAGAGCTAGTTATGAATACTGGCTTAAAATATTGAAAATACGAGACGGTGAAGGTAGAGGATCTAAATGTAAATTAGGAATTAACTATAATTACATGAGACTTACAGAGACCGATGAAGTTACTAATTCTAACATACACAGCTTATAATTATGAGAACAAAAAGAGATAAAATATTTGACAACACTTTCGAAGACGGCGGAGACTTTGAACTAAATGGAACTATTTCATTTAACCTTAATCCACAATACACGGATAACAGAGACGAAGAAGATAAAATAGAAAGTGAACAAATCAGAAATAAGATTCATGAATTAATAGAGGCTTCAAGATTTAAGAAGTTTAATGAGGTAGATGAATTTCAGCAGATAACTAAATTAAGAAAATTAGACATAAATGAAGTGTATGGGTTTATGTATGACGAACTAAGCACAAAGTTTTCTATAATAGATTTATTTTCAGAACTATGCGATTACTTTAATATCAATCCAACTAAATTTTATTCTTCACTAAGTAACAAATATAAGGAAGCCCTTATTCAAGAACTTGACAAGAAAACAAACGTCTTAAAAAGAAAGAACATAAATAAACTTTTCTAAAAATGATAGAGCCAAAGGTATTAGAGAAACCAGTAAATAGAATCTGGATTCTCGGAGATATGCACCTTGGAGTTCGTTCTAATTCTCTGGAATGGTTACAGACACAGAAAGATTTTTACGAAAACCAATTTATTCCAACACTAAAAAGAGATGTCAAAGAAGGCGACATTTTAGTTCAGGTTGGAGACGCATTCGATAATAGACAAAGTATAAACTTAAGAGTTCTGCACTATGCAGTAGATCTTTTTGAAAGATTAGGTGAAATTTTGCCAGTTCATGTTATATGCGGTAACCATGATATATGGGCTAAAAAATCCAATGATGTAAGTTCAATAGATTCTTTAAAGTGGATTCCTAACGTTGCAGTATATAAGGAACCTAGGGAATTTAAATGGGGAGGAAAGAAAGTTCTCTTAATGCCATGGAGAAGAGATTCCACACATGAAGCAGAAACACTTGCACAATTTCCAAATTCAGATATTGTATTTTGCCATTCTGAAGTTTCAGGAGTTTCTTTAAATTCTAAAGTTAAAAACCACCATGGAACAGATACTATTTCTTATAAAAACTATGATGCAGTTTATTCAGGACATATTCATTATAGACAAACTAAAGGAAAGTTAAGATTAGTAGGAACTCCTTACGAATTAACAAGATCTGATTCGGGTAACACTAAGGGCTTTGATATGGTTGATCTAGGAACCATGGAAGAAACCTTTTACGAAAATACTATATCACCTAAGTTCGTAAAGTTTTATCTTACAGGTCTTTACAATGTTTCTCTTGGTGAATTTAAAGATAAGATTAGAAATAATTATGTAGATTTATATGTTCCTTCTAATATTGCAACAACAAGTGCACTGTCAAGATTAATAAACAAAATACAAAAAATAGGTAGAAGAATAGAACCAAACATATATGAATTAGATTCTTTCTTAGATAAGGACTTATATGATATGGATGAAATAGAAGATCTCTATAAGAACTATAACATTCTACACCTATGTAATACGTTCGTTGATGGTCTTCCACATGATGACGAAACTAGAGAAAGAGTTAAGACTAGTTTAAAAAACTTGCATGATAAGTGTGCATATAATTACGATAACGAAGCATGAAAATCAAATCAATAGAATTTAAAAACTTTGCATCATACGGAAATTCAATTCAAAGGATAGAATTCGAAGATGATAAAGCGGAGTTGTTATTAACTCTTGGTAAAAATGGTCATGGTAAAACTACCATCGCCAATGCAATAGTATATGCGCTATACGGTAAAGTTGAAGGTGTTAAGATGGCGGACCTTCCTAATAGAATTAATAAGGAATTATGGGTAAGAATAGAACTTCAATGTAAAGGAACTATAGTAGAAATCGAGAGAGGTTTGATGCCTAATAGATTTAAAGTTCTTTTAAATGGAATTGAATTTGATAAAGCAGGTAAGAAATCAGTTCAGGATTATTTAGAAGAAGAGATATTCGGAATCCCATATCATGTATTTAAAAACATTATAATTTTATCTGTAAATGATTTTAAGTCGTTCTTAACAATGACAAATCATGATAAAAGACAAATCATCGATAAAATGTTTGGATTCTCCATCCTTAATGATATGCAAAAGCAGATTAAAGATGAAAGAAGAGATCTTAAAATAGAATTAGATTCTTATGAAAAAGAATTAAGCCAGCTTAGTGAAAATATAGTTTCAGTTAATATGAAATTAAATCAATTACTAGCAGAAGCTGACACTAAAAACAAAGAAGAAATAGAATCTTTGAAAACTAGTCTTAAAAAATATGATTCTAATAGAATTAAATTAGAAGAGGCAAGCACCAAAGTATCTAAAATGATTACTTCTAATTCTTCTGACTTACAGGAAAAACAATCTAAATATACTTCACTTAAATATGAGTTAGTAGAATTAAAGAAAAAGCTAGCGTTATATGAAACTGATAAATGTCCAACATGTGAAGGCGAACTAACCTCTTCTTTTCACCAAGAAAGAAAAAAAGAAATAGAGTCTAAGGCAGAATCTCTTCCTTCTGATATCTCAAAGGCAGAAACAAAGGTGAATGATATTAAATCTAATATTTCAGATTTAAGAATTAAGGACAAGGCAATTAACGATAAAGTGTCTACTATTAATACTAACATTAGAAATTTAAAGAATGAATTAGTAAAGATAAAAGATTCTTTAAATTCTAATAATGATTTTTCACACTTAAAGCAAATCATTGAAGAATTCGAAATACAAGAATCATCAAAGTCAAATTTAAAGGATGAAACTTCTGGTAACTATAATTTCTTAGAAATAATAGAAGAGGTTCTAGGTGAAGATGGCGTTAAGAACCTTGCAATTCAAACTATTTTACCAGGTCTTAATGCTAATATTGCCGCAATGGGTCAGACAATGCACTTACCTTTCCATATAAGATTCGATGAAAAGTTTAATTGTCTTATTAATCATTTAGGAGAAGAGATCAATCCACTTACACTATCTACAGGTGAAAGAAAGAAGGCAGACTTTATTATAATTATTGCTATCATTAAAATACTTAAGTTAAGATTTCCACAATTAAATCTTTTATTCTTAGACGAGTTATTATCTTCAGTAGATGCAGATGGAGTCCATAATATTCTTAAAATTCTATCACAGGTTATTAAAGATAGTAAGATTAATACTTTCGTAATTAATCACACCGTTCTTCCCCATGAATTATTTGATAAAAAGATACAAATATATAGAGAAAATGGATTCTCTAAACTCGAGATAGAGGTTATAGAATAAAGATATATAAATCAAATAAAAAGATTTCACTTAAACATGAATAATAAAATCTTAAAATACGATCAGTATTTAAATGAAGCTATGAAAACGGGTTCAATAGAACTTGTAAATCCTTCTCTAAATAAAGCAGCTACGATAATCGCAAGATTTGTAAATAAGAAAACAAAGAAGGACTTTAAAAAGTTTCCATTTGAAATGATAACTGATATGGGTTCTGGAGTAATGTTTTACTCAAGTAAAGGTACAGAGGCATTTATGGTAACTCCCGCTGCTGCAAAAAACCCTGGTATTGTAGGTTCTATAATCTATTTCTCAGATGCAGCAGACGCTAAATCTGATTTTTCTATTTCATCTGAAACATTCCCAATTGTTAAATTAGTTGGAGAATTCGTTAGATTAATGGATAAAAAATACGTTGCATCTATACAAGAGTCAATGTTATTAGAAAGAAGAACTAAAAGAGCATTCTCTAAAGAAGAAATTAAAATGATCGAGGCTAAATTAGCAGCTGGAATGGCCGTTAATAAAATAGCAGACGAATTAGAAGTTCCTTATTCTTCAATCATGAATATTAAGAAAGGACAGCAGGTTGTAGTAAAACCTACCGCAGCTGAAACACAAAATGATATGACACTTAATGATAAGGTTAAATATCTTGAAGAAACAATGGAAGATATTTACGAAATATCAAGAAGAGTCGCTGCAGGTGCATTTAACTCTTTATTTATTTCAGGTAGAGCAGGTACTGGTAAAACATATAATGTAGAAAGAGCAATGAAAGATGAAGGTCTTGTTGACGAAGAAGATTACGTTATGGTTTCAGGTGCAGCATCTGTTATTATGATGTATAAGAAATTCTATCAATATAGAAATAAGACATTAATCTTTGATGACTGTGATGCAGTATTTAGAGATGAAAACGGTAGAAACTTAATGAAAGCGGCATTAGATACAAAGAAAGTAAGAAAAATCTCTTATTTAAAAAAGACTAAAGCAGTATATGATCCTAAAGATGTGAGTCCTGAAGAAGCATTCACATTAGAAGAAAATGGAATTGTTCCTAACTCATTTGAATTTGCAGGAAGAGTAATTTTTATTTCGAATTTAGCAAAAGAAAAGGCAGATCCAGATGGAGCTATTAGATCTAGATCTATTTTAGTAGATGTAAATCCTGATGATGCAACCTTAATGGAAAGAATGGAAAGGTTATTACCCCATTTAGAACCTACCGAGATGCCACTTAAAGAAAAGGAAGAAATCTACGAATTTATGAAAAACGCAAACGATATTTCTATGAGAACATTCGTTAAAGCAGCTGGTTTAAAAATGTCAGGTTTACCAAACTGGCAAAGAGCAGCGACAAGATACCTATAATAAATGGCTACATATAATCTTAAATATAACACGGACGATTCTGTAATTAGGCATATAATTATCGGTCTATTGGCAGACTTAAATAATAAAGTTTGGTTTCAAAGACAAGTAAGCGCTAATGAGAGAAAGGATATAGACGTTCCTTTTTATTATTCGATCACAGGAGACGATCAATTTTTAAGAGATAATTTTCTATTTACAACAGCAAGTGGCGATGACTGCTACCCTGATCCTGGGTTTGCAGATGGAAATTACGATGTAATTCCAAGAGGAGTCGCTAGAATTTCTTCAATATCTATAGAATCTTCTAAACTAGTCAATAAAAGAATAATGGGAAATTATTCTAGACTTGATGAAGAAGGAGCTCTACAAGCATATTCTTCTGAATTTGAAATGATTCCAATTTTAATAAATTTTGACATAGAAGTTTTAGTATCTTCAATGTTAGATTCTTTAAAGATTACTGAAATGATAGTAAAGAAATTATATAAATCTAATTACTTTAACATAGAAGTAGGACATCTAGAAGAAGGAACGTACAGATTACCTTCGTATTATTCTTTACCGGATGATTATACAGTGGAGGCTCCAATAGATTTTGGATTCGACGATAAAGACAAATATAAAATAACATTTCCAATAGAAGTAAATTCATTTATACCTTCTTTCTCAAACACGCCAGACGGAAATCCAGGTTCTGGATCATCTGGAGAATCTGGAGAATCTAGAGCATATAGATATGGTTCAGGTGGATCTTCTGAATTTCACGCTGGAAATAGGATGTTTGAAATAAAACAAAAATCAATTACATCTAATAAAGGAGAGGCAAAGGATGAGCAATCACAGGCACAACCTGACAATCCTAACATAATTGATGAAAACGATACAGATATATAGTTAAACAATAAAATTAAACGAATAATAAAATGACAAACATGTTAGCACCTTTCGTAAAAATTGAAGAAAACGTTCAATTCTATTTAAATAATAGAGCTTACGAAATAAAAGAAAACAACATTGAAATTATCGAAAGACCAACTAATAAAGAATTTTTAAACGCAATTTCTGCTTTTGAAAACTTCGATATAGTAGGAAACGATATCAAATGGTATAACAAAGGTTCAAAATTTATTTACAACATTGAAGAAGGAAAGTTCTACAATGGAACATCTGAAATTACTGAATCATTCTCAACATACGTATTAGCCAGCGGACTAGTTAGATATGACAACAAAAATAAAGCTGAATTATTTGAAAGCCTTTCTACTATTGTAGAAAATTTCATGTATTTAGACTTCGCTACCACGTATAAGAAGGGAGGTGTCACTGTTGATTTATTTAAATTAGATGAAAATCTATTTATTTCAAGATTCAACAAAGACACCAAATTAAATAAATTCTTTTCAGCTACCGCTAACGAAGCAGTATCTTATATTAAAGCAGAAACTTCAGAAGACGCTTCAGCTGTAGTAATTGAAATGCTAGAAGGAGAAACTTTAGAACTTGCTAAGAAATCTGAAGAAATTTCAAAGTTTGAAGAAATGATTTCTTTCTTAAAAGATCAAAGAGGTTTATTAGCTGAAGCTGATAAATCAATTGAAGAAATTAAAGCTGCTGATGCTTTAATTAATTCAGAGATTAAAGTATGGGAAGATAAGATCGAAGCTTTAAACGCATAAGACGTATCATCGTAAAATAGAGAAGGGACCATTGGTCCCTTTTTTAGGTTAATAAACTTTTTAACATTTTTGAGTATAATCTCTATAAATAAACCAACAACATTGTGGCTAAAAGAAGAAAATCAAAAAACTATTTAAATAACAGAGACCTCTTTGATCAAATGGTCCTTTCAAAAGAACAGGATAAATTAACAAGAGATGCTGAAAAAATGCTAATTCTCTTGGCAGAAAAGGCGATCAATAGGATGAGGTATGTTAGTGAAGATGATAGGAACGATTGTCTACAATTCGCTATATTAGACCTTTTAAAATATTGGAGAAACTTCAATCCTAAATATCCAAATGCATTTGCTTATTTCACAGAGATAGCAAAGAGAGGATACGCCAAAGGATGGAATAAGATTCACCCTCAAAAATACAAAGGAACTCTATCTATAGACAAAGGATCAGGCAACTCTGAAAATCAAACAGGAATTTATAGCATCTAATGTCAATAAAGAATGTCAAACCAACTAAAAATTCAGGATTTAATCAAGGTTATTATAAACCTAATAATCCTTCTAAATATGCAGGACCTACTCCTATCATATATAGAAGTTCCTGGGAACGTAAGTTTATGATGTGGTGTGACAAAAATGAAAAGGTAAGTATGTGGTCAAGCGAACCAGTTGAAATACCATATTGGTCTAGACAAGATTCTACCAAAAGGAAATATTACCCTGATTTTTATTTTAAGGCAATTCAGCCCGATAAAACTACTAAAGAATATCTAGTAGAAATCAAACCAAAGCAACAGATAATAAAACCAGAGCCTCCTAGAGTAAATTCTAAGAAGGCTCTTAAGTCATATAAATTTTTAGCAGAGCAATATGTTAAAAATATGGATAAATATAATGCAGCTAAAGAATTCTGCTCTCAAAGAAATTGGAACTTCATAGTTCTAACAGAAGAAACTATAATAAATGGGCTACATTAAAGAGGAAATAAAAAAATTAATAAAGGGCAAGGGTAGGGCCAAGGCGGCCAACGAGGCTGAACAGTGGTTTCAAAAAAGTTTAAAGGATAAAAAGGAAAAGGCAGTGGGTTCTATTAGATCTAGATTTGTTCCAGGAAAAATGTATGTATTTGAATATACCCCAATAACAGAGGATATTAAATGGTATGATGATAATCCTGTTGTTCTAGCCTTAGATCCTTATGAAGGAGACGACATAGGAATTAATATAACAATGCTTCCTCCTAAATTTAGAGAAGAATTCTTAGACGAGATATATGGTAGATACGAATCATCTATAAAATCCGCTTCTAAAAAGGAAGACGCTAAAAAACAAAAAGGTTTACCCAGATTTTCATATAAAGGTGCAAAAAGATATCTTGAATCATTTGGATATGATTTTGCAATAAGAAGATATAAGCCTTCTAAAAAAACTAATCAAGCTGTAGTAGCTTATAAAGATTGGTGTAAGATGGCAATATGTGACTTCGATTCTCTTCAGGGAATTGATAAACAGCAGCTTATTAGATTATTTGAAGATCATCGTAGAAAAAAGAATATATAAAGAGAAGTATAATACAATTGTAATTTTAACACATGGCAGGATTTATAGAAAGAAACGGACCATTAAGTACTGGTAAAAGATCATTCACACTAAGTGATACATTAAAAAGACTCTCGTCTTTCGGAATGTATTACGATGATTTAGTCTTAAGACAATCTCAGGCAATAGGCCCTGTAGAAGATGAATTTGGTTACGGCCAAATGAATCAGATGGGTCTAGATGACGATAACATGTATGGGGCATTTGCTGCATTATCGATGGCAGATACCAATATGAGAAAAAATATTCCTTTCTTTGACCAAGGTTATGAAGGTAAAAGAGAAGAATTAAGAAGATTTTCTACACATGATGAAATAGAAGATATATTAGATATCTTATGTGATGAATCTATCGTGTATGACAATAAGAACTTTATTGGAAATCCAGAACTTATAGGAATGGATGTTTCAGAAGAAGTTACAAAGTACTTAAATAAATCATACAGAGATTTATATCAATATTTTGGATTTAATTCAGATCAATCGGCATGGTACTTCTTTAGAAAATTCTTAATTGACGGATATCTTTCTTTTGAAATTATTTACAGCCCAGATCAAGATCAGATTATAGGATTTAAGGAAATAGATCCTATTACACTAATGCCAGGTTATAATAAAGATGATGGTAAAAAAGTATGGGTTCAATTTAAGGACGATCCTGTTAAGGAGAGAGTCCTGTATGATTCACAGATTATCTATCTTTCTTATTCTTCAATAACCACTGCCTCGAGAGTAAGTTACTTAGAAAGACTTATAAGATCATTTAACCTGATGAGAATAATGGAACATACTAGAGTTATCTGGGCGGTTACAAACTCATCATATAGAATGAAGTTTATTATTCCAGTTGGTGGTAAATCTAAAACAAGAGCTAAGCAATCTCTTGCTCAATTAATGGGTAATTATAAAGAAGTTGTAGATTTTGATTGGGATTCAGCTACATTAGCAACTAATGGAAAACCAATGCTCCAATTTAACAAAGAATATTGGTTACCATCTAAAGAAGGAGAATCTCCAGAGATTGAAACTTTAGGAGGAGACGGTCCCGAATTATCAGATACAGAAGCACTTAAATATTTTAATGATAAATTAAAAATGGTTTCTAAAATACCATTCAATAGATTTATGTATGAAGACGGTGGTGGTGACTTTAACCTTGCAGCTGATGGTATGATTAGAGATGAAATTAAGTTTTCTAAATTTATCAAAAGATTACGTTCTTCTTTCCAAGAAATTTTAGTAAAACCCCTATGGTTACAAATGTGTCTTAAATTTCCTGAATTTAAAGATGATGCAGGTTTTAGAACTCAAATAGCTATTCAATTTAATGAAGAGAATATGTTTGCTGAATTAAAACAAATGGAAATCATGGAGAAACGATTAGACTTTATATCTACAATGCAAGATTCTCTAATGAAAACAGATCCAGTTACTATGGAAGAAATGCCTTACTTTGATATGGAATTCTTAGTAGACAGATATTTAAAATTATCCCCTGACGATAAAGCTGCAAACGAAGCTTATAAACAAAGACAAGCTTCTGAAGAAGCAGAAGAACCTGAGGTGGACCCTATGGACATGGGATTCTAGAAAAAAGAATATATAATTAGCAATGAAACACTTAAAAACATTTAAAAACTACTCTAATTTAACAGAAGATGCACTAGAAGTCGGAGACGATTCAGATGTAATAGTAGATGATATTCTTTTAGATTCAGGTGAAAAGATTAAATCTGCTGAAATTATAGGAGTAATAAATACAAGTAAAACAGAGAAAGAATTCAAAGAATATTTTTATAAAGAATACGGTAATAACGCATTTACCGAAGAAGATATGCAAACTCTAGTCACTTATTATTTAGAAGTTGAAACAGAAGTAAAGGCTAAGGAAACTGAGGAGGAAGAAGCTGCTAAGAAGGAAGAAGGTGGCGAAGAAGGTGCTGGAGGCTTAGAAGATGAGCTAGGAGATTTAGAAATATAGAAAAAATGAAAAATCATTATTCTTCAAAAGATATATAAACAACAAACATAGTATTAAAATATATGAATACAAAAAACAATCTATTAATCCTAGAAAGATCTTCTAGTGAATTAGAATTCAAACAAGATGGTGATGGGGCTTATGTCCTTGAAGGTATATTTGGAGAAATTGACAAAAAGAATAGAAATAATAGAATCTATACTGAGTCAGAATATGTTCCACAAATTGAAGCTCTTCAATCTAAAATAGGTTCTTCTAAACTTTTAGGAGAATTAGATCACCCACAAACATTTGATGTATCTTTAAAAAACGTATCTCACGTTATTGAAGAATTATCCTATGATAGCGAAACAAAACAAGTAAAAGGTAAAATCAGATTACTTGATACTGAAGCTGGTCGTCAGGCTAAAGCTTTGGTTGATGCTGGTGTTCCTTTACAAATTTCATCTAGAGCAGCTGGTACAGTTGAATCTAACGGGACTGTTAAAATTAAGCAATTATTCACTTATGATTTAGTTGCAGATCCTGGCTTTGAAAATGCTGAATTAAAAAGAGTTAACGAATCTTTCGGATTTGATAACGATTCTAGCATTCAAATTTATGAAATTGGAAATACAAAAGAACTTTTAACAACCGAAAATAAAACTGAAAACAAAATGGCTGAATCAAAATTCGTAAGTACTGATGATTTTAATAAATATTCACAGTATTTATCAAGCGAAATAAAAACTATTAAAGAGGGAATGGAATCTTTAAATAGTGATGAATCTGTAAAGTCTGAAGTTGAAAGCGTTAAAGAATATTCAAACTATCTTGCTGAGAAATTAGAAAAGACTATCGAGTATTCTGCATACCTTGCTGAAAACTTAGATAATACAATAACTACAAATAACGAAATATCTGAGAAATTAGATAATAGCGTTGCATATACTGAGCATGTTGCTGAAGGTGTTGAATCAATTAAAGACTATACTAATTATTTAGCAGAATCTTATAATGAAGGTGCAACAACTCATGAAGGCTTATTAAAGTATATTGAATACTTAAAAGAAAATTTAGAAAAAGTTACTGAATACGCAGAATACGTTGCAGAAACAGTTAATTCTAACTTATTACTAGAAGATGAAGCTGGTAAAGAAGTTGAAGAAATTGAAGCAGAAGACGATTCTACGGATGTTACTGAACCTACAGTTGATGCTGAAGATAATGAATTAGATCATGGTGCAGAAGTTGAAGACAAATCTGACGAGTTAGAAGACGAATTAGAAGACACAGTTGACGATGCAGGTGACGAAGAAATTTCTGAAGAAGAAGACGTTGAAGCAGTTGAAGAAACTGAAGAAGAAGACGTTGAAGAAGGAAATGCATTTGGTGCTGCAAGAGCAAAAGCAATCGCAGACGGAGAAAAAGAATTTACAGTAGACGGAGAAACTTATAAAGTTGAAGACGTTGATGCTGAAGATAAAGAAAATGCAGAAGAATTCGTAGAAGAAACTGAAGCAGTAGAAGAAACTGAAGAAGAA